CTATAACGCTCCCCCTAGATAGAATTTTAACAGTATGTCCATCCTTATGTTTGTATCTTGTAATACTTTTAAACTTGTGCTCTCCTTTACTTTCGAAATGTTTACTTATTTCTTTATTTAAATTAATTAAATCATCCTTATTAACCAATTCTTTATAATTTTTAAAATCATCCTTCAAATCATCACTATTAAACCCTAAGTGTTTTATTAATTCAGGGCTTGATATAAATGAGTCGAAAAATATATTAAAATCAAATGAATTGCAGTTCTTGGTAATATTAGAAATTTTAAAATTATCAACGGATTCATTCATGTTAATTAACTCATGTTTATTGTCATTATTTCTTGACTCATCAATATTCCAGTCCCAATAACCATCAGTAGTATAACCTAAAGTTAGTTTTAATATTTCTAACCTCTTAAACGCCTCAGTATCCCTTATACAAAGTTGGTCAACTAGTTCACGTATTTTTTTTATGTTGCTGGAGCCATTAAACATTTTTTATTTTAAACTTTCTTTTAATGTGTTTAATTTTAAAATGTCAACCTCAAAACTATTGTTATTATATTTTTTGTCTAATAGGTTCTCCTTAAGGTCTAATAGACTAATTTTTAAATCTACATCAGCAACCTTTAATTTACCATTAACCAGTGATAAACACTCACCAATTGATTCTTTAAACATTACATTTCTTTTATCCTCATCTGAACTAGCCATTAAGATATCTTTTAATAAAGACGCTTCAGATTCGTTAAGAGACTTACCGTATTCTTTATTAAATCTACTAACCATTAACTTTGATAAATCTTTACTTGATAATACGGTATCACCCAACCCTTCAACTATTTCTTTTTTCTCTTCCTTATTATTTAAAATGTAGTCAACTATTTTGTAATTCGTTTCCAAAATAACACTTATTGTGTTACCCATTTTTTTAGTGTTAATTAAGGTTGATATATCTTCATGTAATTTTTTTACTGAATCACTTACGTTATAATATCCATCTAATTTAGAAGAAGGTATATTATTTAATATATTTTCAATAATTTTATTAGTTTCTGTTATTTCTTTTTTTGAAAACTTATTCATTAAAGATAAATTTTCTTTAACAAATTCTAAAGCCTTATCCTTATCTGATTCAATTTTTGATTCTATATTAGAGTAGATATGATATTGAGCTTTAAGAACTTTACTTTCCTTAAGTAAATTAATATACTCGTTAAACACACTATTAAGTTTATTTTTTGAACTAGACTTGCTAGCTTCAGAAACCCTAACTTGCTTACCTTTTGAAATTATTTCAGTTAAAAAATTAGTGTATGCTGTATTACATTTACCAAAATTAACAACTAGTTTGTTTATTTTTTTATTTTTCATCGTAAGTATTTATTTAATAAATATTGTAAAGTTTATTAAAAACGTTTATTCATTAATCATTTTATCAATTCCGTCTATCATATCATTAATAGTCTCATTAACTTTGATACTGTTATCAACAACCTTAACTCTTTCGTTAATTATTTTATTACTATCTTTTTTAACTGATTTAAGTAATTTATCAAAATAATTATCCGAATGTTTTTTTATCTTTTTTTTATGACTAAGCTTAGCTTCTGTTAATAAATTATCTACACGTTTTACAGATTCGCCAAAGCCACCTCCAGCATCATCACCTCCAGCATCATCTCCTCCAGCATCATCTCCTCCAGCATCATCTCCTCCAGCGTCATCTCCTCCAGCATCATCATCACCAAAGCCAGCATCATCTCCTCCAGCATCATCATCATCATCACCAAAACCACCATCATCACCAAAGTCTAAACCGCCGCCACCGAAGCCGCCACCGCCGCCACCGCCACCGAAGTCATCACCACCACCTTCGTCACCGCCGCCGTCATCGTCAGAAGAACCGCCATTTTTAGCTGCGTCTATATCTCCGTAAAGTCTATCTACCTCATCAAATGTTCCAGTATGTTTAATAATGTTGGATGTATTTTCCATTTCAGCTGCTGCTGCTTTCTCAAGTCTTTGCTCAAGTAAATCTTGTTTTATTTCGTCATCAGACCATTCTAATATATCTCGCTTACCTCTAGTCATAGACATAACACTAAAACCGTTACCAGCATCAGTGGTTGCATCTTTATAAAGAGTGATTTTAGATTGCATTTGCTCAATTTTAAGCATTTGAGCTTGAGTTGATGGATTATTAAGTGTTAATGTAAAATTATCCAATTCATCTTCTAACCCTAATAAAAACAAATGTAAAATAGCAATCTTATTTAATTCCATAATCATGGACTGCTGTATTAAATTAATAGTTCTAGTAAATCTAATATCTTGTAAAGCTAAATTTTTACCGTCACCAAACGCTTCTTCAAATCCTAAAAAAGACTTAGGTACTCTTAAGGCTGTAAATAACTTTTTTTGTAAGTATTCTATATCCGCAATCTGGTCTAAATTACTAGCACCAGGTAAAGTATCAATTGGGTTAGGAGCGTCTTCACTTCTAACAGGTATAAAGAAATCTTGGTCATTAGCCATTTGATTGTACTGTAAGTCAACCTGACCAGTCTTAGGGTCAGTTATAGGCGTTCTTTTAAATCTATTGGCTATTTCATCTACGTAAGACGGCACATCCTCATCATCAATATTACCAACGAAAATCTTATAAACTCTTCTCTCTGGTGCCCTAGTAACCCTATAAATTAACATAGCATCTTCAGAAAGAATTAATTGCTTCCAAATTCTTCTAGCTTTTTCTAATACAGACGTACCATAAGGTAATCTTCTATCATCACCAAGTAATCTAAAATGAGCAATTTGCCAAGAATTAAACTCATAATCCTTACCTCTCCATATAAATTTAACTTTAGAATCTTTTTCATCTTTAATGTCAGAAGTACTCATAACTTTACCAAAAACATCACCTTCTCTTCTTTCTATTTCAAAGTTAGGTAACTGCCTAGCACCCATAACCCCAGCATTGTCATCAATATTAAGGAATACAAAGTTATCACCGTATTTACATGTGTTTCTAGTCCACATTGGTAATGATGTATGAATATCTAATCTATTAAAGAATAAATCTTCTAATATTGTTTTAACTCGTTTAGAATTTGAGAATATATTCAAAACTCTACCCTTATCGTTAACGGTAGTAGATTCTTCTCTCATTATATCTAAAGTAGCTGAAATCTCTGGATAATGCTCCATACTTTCAAAATCAGAATATGACCCAATCCTAGTAGTTTCATAATGAATTGTCTTTTGAAACATCTCATTATCAACCTTTCTCCACAAACCACTAACATATTTATTTTGCTGTGCTTGTAACCTAGCAGTTTCAAACTCTGACTTATCAGTAGTTTTAAACATTGTTTCGTTATCTATTGAGTATCTATTAGCTTGATTAATTGAGGACTTAACACCAGTAGGTCCGAATATATTATTCAGTTTTTGAAATACCGTTAACTTCTTTTTAGCCATTTTTAATTATTTTTTTTAATATAGTATTTTTTGTAAAAAATTCAATAGTTATACAACGTAATTACATTGAACGTAAGCCGTTTTAACAGGCACTCCAATAACAACAACAGTATTGTAAACATACGTTACAGCATTGTCTTCACCTTGAGTACCTATAGGTGTACTACAAGAGTACAAACCAAAATCATCATTATTTACTTTTTTATCTAAAGAAGTATCTGGTGACCATGTATATAGTTCAGCACCGTTTCCTCCAGTTTTCCTTATAAATATTTTTTTATTTGACGCCATATCTTTTTTATTTTGAACCACTTAACAACCATAAATAGTCTCCATTAGGGTCTTGCATGTTTTTTGACACACCTTTTGAGAATTTTGGTTTAGGTAACGCACTCTTACCCCTCCTGTTTTTAGGTACAAATCCGCTATTATTGTTATTATTTTCAGAAGAACTACCAACTTGCCAACTAGACAGTATTGCTTTTGTTTTCTCCTTCATTTTATGTAATTTTTTAAATGAAAACTCTAAAACATATATTGGCATTGCAAGTGACATTAACAAATCATCGTGATATCCCTCCATGTGGTCAGCCCTACCGTTTTTATATACAAAAGTTTTCATTTCTGAAACCATTCTTTTAGATTTAATATTTACAGTTCTATTTCTGATAGACTCTTCAAGCCTTTGAAGCATTACCACCCTAACACCATTAGCATTAAAACCAGGTATTTTTTCATCCCTACTATACATATCTAATTGACTCTTTTTACTATTAAGAATCCTACCTCTAGGTTCGTCATAGTATAAATATTTATAATCTAATTCAATTAACTTAAGCACTGTAGAAACACCCATACCACCAGCAACATCAACTACAGTAAGAGCTTTATACATATTACCATACTCATAAACATACTCAGCAAGTATATCTGGTTGAACTTTACCTTGATATTCCATAACTTGAGTCATTGTAGCAACGTCAACTATGACGATTGTAGACGAATCTTTACCGTCACCTCTACTGACATCAACTCCCATTATGTATTCATGTCCCTTTTCTGGTTTTTCCCAAATCCAAAACTCTTTCTCTCTACCATCTACCCACTTAGGGTCTTCTACTTTATTATCTTCGTAGTGTTTTATATCTATATCAGCTATAACATTACCACCAGAACCTAAAAAAGAAACATCTAATTCTTGTGCTATCTTTCTAGTGTTATTATTAAGGGTGGCACACATATTTTCATACCAACTACTTGTAGGTTTATAACCCTTTTTAATCATCTTAGGATAATTATCAATTATAAATTCTACTTCTTGTATTTTCTCTAATATATCACCCTTATCATCTTTTTTAATCCAAAAAAGGTCTTTATTACCATACTCATCTTTAATATATCTAGGGTCTTCATACCACCTCATCTCTATTACATTATAATTATTTTTACCAATCTTAGACTGGTCATAAGTTCTATAATATAAAGGGTCCATACCATTTGGTGTAGAAATTAACATAACTCTACCACCAGTAGCACAGGAAGACATAGCTGCAGCATATACAGAATCTCCGTTATCAATAAACGCAGCCTCATCAAAAATCAAGTAAGTGGGTGTATACCCTCTAAGAGCATCCTCCGATGTAGCTACAGCGATAATTTGAGTACCGTTAGGTAATTCAAGTTCAATTTTAGAATCAGTTACAAATATATCTCTACTTTCATTTTCAGGTGAACCATAGTATTCTGGCCCCCATACCCATCTAGGTAATTGAATAACAAAATCTTTAATTCCTCTAACGAATTTTTGAGCTAATTTTAACTTATTAGCAATAACCAAAATGGTTTCTGGTCTATCTGGGTCACAGAAAGCTGATTTAACAGCCATATAAGCCTGCGTAGTCGTTGATATACCAGCTTGCCTAGGTTTAGACACTAAGTTGTAAGCGTGTTCCTCATATGAGCGTACAATTTCTTTTTGTCTAGGAAACAATTTAAAAGGAACAAAACCACCTTGAGTTAAATCCTTAGTTTCTAAGTAAGTTTGAATTGTATGTATAGGGTCTTGTACACATTTAGAGTATTCAAAAAGTATTTCACTACTACTTAACATTATCTTTTTATTATAAATATCTAAAAAGTAGTAAAAAATAAAAAAGCCCCATATATGGAGCTTTTAATAATTTAAGTATGTGCTATTTAATATAATTCATCTAATCCGAAATGTTTGTCACCCATAGCTTCATTAAAGTCGTCTTCTTCTATTTCTTTTTTAACCGACTCAACAATTTCTCCAATCATCAACTTACCTTTTTTAGTTTTACCTATAACTTCTTTCATTAAATGATTAAACTCATTAGGTTCCATACAAGCAACATCAACGTAAACTTGATGCTTTAAATTAAAGTCTTCAGCTGGTATCGCATCGCAAAACCTTCTCCATATTGCTGGACCAAACCTCATATCCCAAGGTTCCGCTTGTAAGAAGTCAGCCTTACCTATAACATAGTTTGCAACATTTTCTTCAATAGGTAATCCATGTGTTGACAACACCTCCATAACTCCTTTACATAATTCATGAATTAATACAGGAAAGACCATAGCTTTAGCTTTTACAACAGGAATGTTAACACCGTTTTCATCTTGGTTATATTCAGTCTCACATTTACCACCTCTAATTCCCTTATCCATCTCTGGAACAATATAATACATCATATCAGCAGCTGACATCATTTTTTTATATGTATTCGGTAAGGTATCATTAATATCACATAAGTCGTCATGTTTCATGTGAAACATATGATTAACACTCTTAGCCGCACCTTGAATCATAGCATTTAATACTCTTCTTTTATGTACTTCAGCATTAGCGTTAACTATTTCGTCATGGTCATTAAATTCTTCGTCAATATTTTCTAATGGTGTCTCATTAATTCCACTAGAATCAATATTAGTTGTTAGTTCAGTTTCAAAAATGATAGAACCCTCTGGTATGTCAAACTCTTCAACAACCATCTCTATAGCCATTTGTTCCAAAACTTCTTTATGTTCAGATTCCATTTTCATGGCATCCATAACCAAATTCATTTGTTCTTTGATTATTGTCATATTATCAACATGTTCCATGTTAAAAGCCTCTCTACACCTTTTAACTACCTCTTTAAATCTTTCTCTAATTAACTTCATTTCAGAAGTGATGACATCTCCTTCAGGGAATATATCACAACCAGCTAAAGAGTGCTTGTTTTCTCTTAAGTTTTCTTCTAACTTATAATTGATTCTTTCAGTAATACCTTCAGAGTATAAAGAGTTTTCATTAATTTGTTTTTTACTATTTTTTGCCATTTTTTATATCTTTTACTTTAAACGTTTTAATTACTTTTCTAGGGGATTTAACATTTTTAGTTATGTTTTTAACTGATTCCACTAACTCATTTTTAGTCATCTTAGGTTTTACTGATTTAAACATTGAATCACCAGCTTCTTCAATATCTTCATCATAAATTATTTCAGGGTTTTTCATATCAGAAAGGTCTAGAACTTTATCAAGTTCAGCTGCACGTAACACTGCTTTGAATATATTCAAAGCATAAGGACCCATTGTACTTTCGTTTTTTAGGGTAACATTATAACTCCCTAACAAAGATTGGGTTATTGTTTCATCATTATTAGATATACCTCCTTTAAGTTGAATGCTTTTACCATCGTCACCGATAATAACATCTAATATATGATAGTACATTTCGTTGCTATCAGCTTTAACAGAGGCAACGTTCTTACCACTTTTTTTGGCTTCATCAACCTTTTTTTTCAATGCTTTAGCTGAGTTTATAGTCTCGTCAGAAAGTTTTTTATCGTCCTCTTCTGTGCGTAAACCTTCCTTTAATGGTGAATTAGATTTTGATATTAAAAGTTCATCTAATTTAGATGACAATTTTTCAATAGCCTTATCATTACTCAACACTCCATTATTTGAGACAAAGTCATATAATTTTGATGGGACATATGCTTGTAGTTTTTCACCCTTGTAATACTCAGTTATTGGTTTTACACCTTGTTTATCAAAATAATTCGGTAATAATTTTACAAGAGTTGGAAAACCATGTTCACATAAATTTAATCTAACATTTTTATGTTTATGTAATTGTTTTTCATCTTCAGTCCTACTAATATTAATAACCGCAGTCGATGCAAAATTTTGTTTTAATAATTCTGACTTAGCTTTTTCAATTTTTTGTTCCAAAGGTGTTACTGATTTAGACTGTTTACCGTCTTCAATAACTCCAGATATAGCTTTGGTAACTATATCATTAGCAGATTTTTCTTCAAATCCAGCTTTTTCAAGTTGTCCCGTTAACTCCCTAGTTGCATTCGTAACATTATCAACCTTACCCTTAGCCTCTGGAAACCCTTCTAAGTCTTTATTCTCTTTAATATGTTTCTTTTTAATCCTCATCTTCATTAATTTTTTTACTGTAAACCTTATAATCTAATACTAAATCTTTTTCATATAACTTATCTTCAACAGAAGCAATATCCTCATTAAATTTAAAAAAAAGTCTTTTTTCAGGATACTCTTCATAATCTAATAAATTCTCCCAAGCTAACGCTACAACACCATCAACAGCATCAAAAACAGCAAAACTATCGTGTTTTTGAATTAGAAATAAATTTAAATCTGTAGTCAATAACCCAACTTTAGTTATAAAATCACTAGAGGGTGGCTCTGGTTCACCAACAGAAGCTGGATAAGAATCCCAATCAACACCACTAACATCTTCAACCGATTCATCTTCAGAGAATAAAAACTCATAAAGTCTTTTACCAGTCCAATCAACACCTATTTGATTTACATATACTAATTTCATTTCTCCATTTTTGGTTTTGGTTTAGCCGCAGGCTTAGTTTCCCAAATTCTTTTTCTTCTAGAAGGTTTTTTTGTTGGTACTACTGGGTTTTCCCTAACTGGGTTAGGAATGGTTTTTTCACCAGGATTATGTAATGCTAATTCTTCCATATTAAATGTTTCTTCAAATATAGCATTTTTTTCTGAATAATCAAAATTTTCATTCTTTTTTGATTTTTTACCCCACTTTTTTCCTTTACCCTTAGACTTACAAGCTGCCTTAGTAGGTCTACAAGCTGGATACTTAGCTCTTTTTTCACCTTTTTTTCTACCACAAGATTTATAACCACCATCTCCATCAGGAGCGTTGCAGTCTACCCAGCCACCTGTTTTACCTTTAGCTCCCTTTCTCTTAAACCAATCTCCTAAATTACTTTCTGAACTCGGCTTAGACGTTAACTTTCTTTTTTTTCTTTTCTTTTTTTTAGCTTCATCTAATTGAGACTCATCAGTCTTATTACCCCAGTTAGAAGCACCAACCTTTCTACATTTAGTTAATGCACCACTAGCATAAGCTGAAGGCCAAACATCATACCTACCCTTTACCTTATAATAACAAGCATCTCTTTTAGCTTTTTTCTTCTTCTTTTTCTTCTTCTTTTTTTTCTTCTTCTTACCTTCTTCTATGATTTCATATGTCTCATACACATCAACCAATTCGTATTCATCTTCCTCAAAAGTAGTTTTAATCACTTCAACAACTAAATCTGTTGAACCTTTAATAACTCTATGAAATGAGTTTTTAGGTATAAAAAATTCTTCATTAATATTCAATCTAAGGGGTAGTTCATTATCATATTGAATAGTCCAATTATTTTCATTAATTGGTATTATAATTCTATCTTCCTTATCTCTGTGCCAATCTAATTCACCTGAATCAACCTTATTTGAAAAAGTCCGTTTAATAGTACCATACTCGTTTATGGATTCAATATAAGGTTTTTCACTAACATTACTTAATAAAAAGTTAGTAACTTCCTCAATATCATCTTTAGCCGTTGTCATATGTTCACCAGCCCAATCGTGACCATGACACAGTAAGTCATCTATCATAACCTTATCTAAGGACATCAACCTAGGTATGTCTCTACATATTTGCTCTAAGTTTTCAAAAAACATATAGTTTTTAGGTTTTTCAGTATCTAACCCCTCATAAATCTCACTACTATGTGGTACCGAGTCAACATTACTTAATAAAAAGTTAGTAACTTCCTCAATATCATCTTTAGCTGTTGTCATATGCTCTGCAGCCCAATCATGGCCATTACATATTAACTTATCTATAACACCTCTATCTAAAGATATTAATTTATTTATATCTCTACATATTTGCTCTAAGTTTTCAAAAAACATATAATTTCTAAATTCTCTCATAATTTAAATTTTTAAAATTTATTACCACCAAGTACCACCACCAGACAAACCTAAACTTTTAGCGTATCTAGGTAATCTACATGACCAATAACCAGCTTTACATTTATCATTATGTTTACCCTTAGAGCAGCCATGTCTAGCATTATAAGACTTTTTAGCTTCTTTATTACTCAACTTAGCTTTAAGCCCACCAGAACCAAACTGAATCTTCTTAATACCTCTTGGGTTTGATTTAGTTTTAGCGTTACATCCAGGTACAAACACTTTATAAGCTTTTCCACCACTAGCTCCTCTAGTTGGTGAGTTAGACTTTTTACCTTTGTATTTATCCTTACTTTTTTTCTTTCCTTCTTCTAAGATATAGCTACCGTTATCTTCTACAATAAGATTTAAAAGAATTCTTTTACCTTCAATAATAACACTTTGATTAGTAAAGTCTTTAATTAATTCCTCATCGTTTTCATTAAGTTTAATTGCATTTAAATCCTTAAGGTTTTTAATCTCAGTATATAATTTAATATAAGAATCAGAACCATATCTAAATAATCCTTCTCCTAAAGCTATTTTATTATCTAAATGGTATTGTAAATCATAACTAACATCTACACCTTCAGAAACCGTCATTGGGTCAGACCAAGATTCTTCATAAAAAGTTTCATCCAAATCTTCTTCTTTATCTTCACCCCCTTTATTCTTTTCTTCTTCACCAAAATCTTCTTCTTTCTCATCTTCTAAATCAAAGTCATCACCTTCAGCATCATCATCATCCTTACCATCATCAGCACCAGACATTCTAACTTTTTTAATTATATCTTTTTGGTCTTTTTCGTCCATTTCAGACGTGTGTGTTGCCGATATAACACTATTTATAGTGTATTTTTCTAAGTCAAAATCAGGCTCACCTCTTTCGTCATTATACTTTCTAAGTGATGTACCTAATTTACCAGCAAGTTGTTGTATAAATTTCTCTGGGTCTTCATCCTCATCAGCTTCAACACCAGCGTCAAATGGCTCATCATCAAATGGTTTTTCATTATCACCACCCTTATCATCACCAAATGACAAATCATCACCTTCAGCATCATCAAATGCGTCAAGCGATTCGTCATCACCATCAGAACCACCAAAAGCTGGCTCACTCTTTGGAGCGTCCAGCTTTAGTTTATACTTTGTTTCTTCTTCTAGATTGTAGTCTTCTTCCTCTTCTTGGAATAGACCAGTAGATTTACCATCATGTCTCATCTCATTAAGAGATGATTCACGCTCACTTAATCTTTTTTTTTTAAAGCTTCCATCATGATAGCTCTTTCAGATTCACCAAGAGACTCAAGAATATCATCAACTTTATCATCTTCAGTAGCTATTGAATCGATAACATTATCCATTTCTTTAATTGCTCTAGCGATTGAAAAGCCCTTTTTAGCTTCATACATGTCATCTTCATTTTTCTTTTCAATACTAAACCCTTTAGTAAACGAATCACCTACTGGTTCGCCATCAATATCTTCATATTTAGCCTTAAGGTGTACTTTTTCTAAAATTTCACCAACTATCCCATCTAATTCATCTTGGTCATAATCGTCTAAATTATCCCCAGGTTCACCATACCCAAACGAACCTAACTTATCATCAATTATCTCATCAACAGTCACCTCATCACCGTATTCATCTAATAAGTATAATTCTCCTGGGCTAACCCCTGTGGACATATTAATAAGATTCTCAAACGCATCACGTAAATATTCTTCACCACCAACTACTTTTCCGTTTATATCAATGATATACCACTGATATTCTTCATGACCCACATATTTGTCTAAGTCTTCCTTTGAATCAAAAGATTCAGTAATCATTGAATCGATAGCCGTTTCGTTTTCACTTAACTTAACCTTTTCTATATCCTTTTCACATGTAGAATCAGCAACATTATCTCCAAAACCATCTTCTTCTTTACCCTCTTTATTGTCGTACTTTAATTCAGCACCCTTAGAGTCAACAACATATTCCTGACCATTACCAATACCCTTCTTATCAGATAATTTCATATCTGCTTTAAGTGGGTGATGCTCTGAAACTAAATCATCACTTTCAAATACATTAAAATTTCCAGATTTACCAATAGCTTCATTAATACTCATGAACTTAAGGTTCAATTGTTTAATAGCTTTAGCATAAGACGAATAAGCCTTATCTTTTTTATTTTGTAATCCACCTATATAATTAAAATCTTCACTCAATAAAGAATCTTTATTTTCAGAAATCTTTATATAATATTCGTGATTTTCTCTTACGATAGCGTAAACGTTACCATCAGGTCCCATTTTAGTCAGTTCAACAACTGAACGAGTAATTCCTTCATTAACTGGAACTTTAGGCATTAACTGTCTAATTCTGTCAAGCTTATCACTACCCTTTAAGCTAGTTGGTTTTACTATATTTGATTTTCTCATTTTAAATTTCTTTATATATAAATATTATAATTTTATGCAAAAGTTATCATGGTGCTGGATAATTACTTAATGTAACGTCACCAGTAATAACATTCATTGGTTCACCTATTACATAAACATATGCAGTTGCACTAATACTTTTAACGGCTATATCAATATCTGAACCCTTAGCCATTGTAACCGAGACACCGTTAATAGTTACCGTACAATCATCACCTGCATATACTTTAAAATATGCATAATTAGCCAAATCAGCATCAGCTGCCGCATGTATAATTCCATATACATGACCTATACCTTTTACTCCCATATCAATTAATTATTACTTTTATATATATAAATATAAGCATAAATAAAAAAAACCCTCAAAAGAGGGTTTAATTTAATAATTTTATACTGAAATAGGAACCCTTTTCCAATTAGGGTATGAATCATACCCTTCAACCTTAAAATCTTCAAACTTATAACTAAACATATCCTTACCTTTATTTAGTGACAACTCAGGTTGTTCATGTTTATATACGTCTCTACCCAATTGCTCTTCTACATAGTCAATATGATTATTATATATATGAACATCACCTAAATTACCAACTAATTCACCTGGCACCATATTAACTTGTTGTGCAAACATATGAAGTAGCATTGCATAACTAGCAATATTAAAAGGTAGCCCTAAGAAAGTATCTACACTTCTTTGATTCCACATTAAAGACAATTCTCTTTGTGGTGATTGAATAAATTTAATAGATTCTTTAGTGTTTATATCGAATGCTCTAGTACCATCTTTTAATTCAAACCCAAACCTTTTTCTAGCTTCATGTACCTTTTCATCATAACTCAATTCTCTAGTGTAAAGTTGGAAGAAGTTATGACAAGGAACTAACTTCATTTGTTCTAGCTCTCCAACATTCCAAGCACTTACAACCATTCTACGAGAATCTGGGTCATTTTTTAATAATTCGACTACATTATTAATTTGATTAATTCCTGGGTTGTGTTTTTTCACAAATGGGAAATGACCAGACTCATCTCTTTCTCTTCTAATTAGAGTTTCAAAAGTTCCACCCCAGTCAACCCATTGCTTACCATACACAGACCCAAGGTCACCTGAATCATCTGCCCATTCATCCCAAATAGTGACACTATTATCATTAAGGTATTTAATATTAGTATCACCCTTTAAGAACCAAAGCAATTCGTGAGTAATTGAACGTAAATGTAATTTCTTTGTGGTTAATAAAGGAAAACCATCTTTCATATTAAACCTTACTTGTCTTCCAAACACTGATACGGTTCCAGTTCCAGTTCGGTCATTCTTTTTACTACCATTTTTTAATATATCCTCTAATAGGTCATGGTAAACTTTAGTTGCATTCGATTTATTCATAGTTAAAATTTATATTGTTTAATAATTTTATTAACCTCATCCAATCCATTATCAAAAACTGATAATCTATTTTTTACTGGAATAAGCTCGTCATTTAAAGTTTTTGTTAACTCATTAATTAAATACGATAATCTTTCTACACCAACATAAGCTTCATTAAGTTTAATATTACTTAATTTATCAAAAATAAGATTAACATCAACATTTTCATGTTTTAATGCCGCATATTTTTTTATGTGCGAATTCAAGGTTTTACCTTGACTTTCAGAAGTCTCAAAACGCATATAATCCGTTTCTGGCACATTTTGGTAAGTGTAATTACCACCATAGTTAAAAGTAATATTTAAATTTTTTTTAACCTTATCATAGCTAGATGCTACAATATTTGACGACTCGTAGATTGCTTCTACAACACCATCTTTTTCTACTCTTTCTAAAATCATGAGAATTGTTATTTAAATTAATATATATTATTTAATCGTATAATCTGTAAGATTGTATTCTAGATAACTCAAAAGGATGACAAGTTATGTAGTTCGAATCATCAGAATCTAAAACCTCAACAATTAAAAAATTACCACAATAGTTAATACACACATCGTCATATGTGATATTATTAACGGCAGGTATACCACTATTATAAATTGAATCGTAAGATGAGTCTTTAGATAAATTAGAATTAGAACTATACAATATAGTTATTTTAGAATATACTTTAGTATCAGAATCCAAGCTGCTTTATTTTAAGTTAAATAATTATACATTACAAATATACTAAAAAATTTAAATTATGTCAAGTATTGTTTTTTATAAATTTCATTAGTATATTTGCTTAAACTTTTAAATAGATGAAAGGAAAACGAGAAATAGTCAAAAAGGTCAAGACTATAATAAAACTAGCCCAAGAAGAAGGTAAAAATAACGCAGATAGAGAGCTTAGACCAGAACATATAATGTTAGCTATTCTAAATGAAAACACAAATAAAAGTAATAAGGTTTTAAAATATATGGGGTTAGATACCTCGTTATTATATGACGTAGTTAGCGAACACTTAAGACACGTATCATTAAATCACAATATTTCAAATGGTAAAAAAACAAAACTACCTTTTGATTTAAATTGTAATAACATAATGAAATCGGTGGATAAGGAATCAGAAAACTTAGGTAATGTTATTGTAGACACTACACATGTAGTATTAGCAATACTCTTAAAAAAGAATTACGTGACCAAAGATTCAGATTTAATTAAAGAATTAAAAAACAATAACCTAACTTATAGTAATTTTAGAGAAGCTATTATTAATTACGACACCCCAATGAGTAAAACATTTAGAGAGAGTGAAGATGAATATAATAAAAACAAATATATAGATAAAATGATAGAAAGATTAAAAAACTCAAACTTAGAAGAATTAAAAAGTAAATTAACCGATTCAGACATAGAAGAATTAAGAAAAAAACTTAACAGTAGGTTAGATGAAACTAATCCTTTTTTAAATTCAGAATCAACCAACTCACTACCATTTGAAGACGGAGACGACTTAACACAACCAAAAGGTAATAAAATGAAAAGAAGTAAAAAAGACGCTAGTAAAACACCAGTATTAGATAATTTCTGTAGAGACATATCTAAAGTAGCCAAAGAAGGTGGTTTAGACTCAGTAGTTGGTAGAAAAAGTGAAATTAAAAGAGTTTCTCAGATTTTATCAAGACGTAAAAAAAATAACCCAATATTAATAGGTGACCCAGGAGTTGGTAAAACTGCCATAGTTGAAGGTTTAGCGATGCTAATTAAAGAAGGTAAAGCACCTAGAATTCTTTTAGATAAAAAGATTTTTTCATTAGACCTAGCATCAATAGTCGCTGGTACAAAATATAGAGGTCAGTTTGAAGAAAGAATGAAAGCTATACTAGAAGAACTAAAAGATAATAAAGATATTGTTTTATTTATTGATGAGATTCATACAATTGTTGGTGCTGGTAATGCTACTGGAACCATGGATGCTGCAAATATATTTAAACCAGCTTTGGCAAGAGGTGAAATACAGGTAATTGGTGCAACAACTTTAGATGAGTTTAGAGAGAACATAGAAAAAGACGGAGCGTTAACTAGAAGATTTCAACAAGTATTGGTAGAACAACCTACACTTCAAGAAACTAAAACAATCTTAGAAAACATTAAGGGTAAATACGAAGACCATCATAAGGTCAGATATACGGACGAAGCAATAGAAGAATGTGTTAAGTTATCTGATAGATACATAATGGATAGAGCGATGCCTGACAAAGCTATTGATGTCCTAGATGAAGCTGGTGCCACTACCAACATAAATCACGAAGCTCCTGAGAATATTAAAAAACTTGAACAAAGAAAAGAAGATATTATAGACGCTAAAAATAAAGTAGTTATTTCTCAAAAGTATGAAGAAGCTGCAAAACTTAGGGATGAAGAGAAAAACTTAAACTTTGAACTAGACAAAGCTAAAAAAGAGTGGATGGATAGTATGGACAAAACTAGAACAGTTGTTGGAGTTGAATTAGTGTCCGAAGTAGTGTCAATGATGAGTGGTATCCCTTTAAGTAAAATATCTTCACAAGAAACTAAGCGATTAATGACCATGGACACGGAATTAACTGGTAAAGTTATTGGTCAAGATGAGGCTGTAAATAAAGTTGTTAGAGCAATTAAACGAAATAGGTTAGGTATTAAAGATAAAACAAAACCAATTGGTTCATTTATCTTTTTAGGTCCAACTGGTGTGGGTAAAACTTATCTAGCAAAACTACTAACTGAACAAATATTTGGTGATTCAGACGCAATAATTAGAGTTGATATGTCCGAGTATATGGAAAAACATGCCACTTCTAGACTTATAGGGCCACCTCCAGGTTATGTTGGTTATGAAGAAGGTGGTCAGTTAACTGAAAAGGTTAGACGAAAGCCATACTCTGTTATTTTATTTGATGAAATTGAAAAAGCACACGATGATGTATTCAACCTACTTTTACAATTATTAGACGAAGGTCAATTAACTGACGGTCTAGGTAGAAAAGTCAACTTTAAAAATACGTTAATTATACTAACATCAAACGTTGGTGTCAGGGAATTAAATAGCTTCGGTAAAGACATGGGGTTCAAAACTAATGCATCAGTCGCTAATGAAGAAGAAAAAGCACGTTCAATTATTGAAAAGGCACTTAAGAAGAAATTTAAACCAGAATTCTTAAATCGAATAGATGATACAGTTATATTTAATAGTCTAAAGAAAAATGATATAAATAAAATTATATACAACGAATTAGAAAAATTAAAATATAGAGTCAAAGAAGAG